CATTTAGTGTAGCTACATATATGCCAGTTAAGAAGAGTGTCCATGGTGAACCAGATGCCGAGATATTAAAAGAAAACCAAGATACTATTGGTAGAATGACTAGGGCTATTCAGGACATAACTACTAAGCAAGCAGTGGGTCAAGAGTTTATTGATGAGAACTTCTTCCCTAGCCCTTCACAGAAGAATGCTTATGAGAAGGGTAATACTGTTTATTATAGGTCAGGATTTGATCCTAAGAGAGCTATACATAAGAGTGATATACAGCAAGTAGGTAATACTCCATTTGATGTTATAAACTGGCAAACATCTGACGCTAACGAGTTAACTGGTACTAGACCATTTGCAGGCCCTGGTGGGGCTAAGATGGATGGTAGTGCTAGAAGTAAAGATGCTATGGACGCTACGGCAAAAAGAGAGATGTCAATACTTCGTAGACTCAGTGACTTACTGTTTGTAGATATGGCTAAGATGACTATAGCTATGAACCAAGCTTTTCTAACTGAAGAGACAGTTATTCGTATAACAGATAAAGAGTTTGTGACTATTCATAGAGATGATATTCAAGGTGATTTTGATTTAAGAGTGCAAGTTAGTACTCCTGAGAGAGACCAAGATCAAGCAGAGAAGATTATGAAGCTTATGCAAACTAATGCTGCTAATATGGATCAAGAGATAGTTAAAATGCACTACGTTAAGATGGCAGAGTTATGGAAACTAGATGACTTAGCTATGGCAGTTAAAGAGTATCAGCCGCAGCCTGATCCTACACAACAACAACTAGCAGAGTTACAACTTGAGGAACAGAAACTTAAAAATGCAATCCTGATGAAAGAGCTTGAAGACCTTGATAGTAAAATCATGGAAAGAGTTTCTAGAGCTGATAGAAATGCACAAGAGCCTGAGCTTATGGGTGCTAAAGTTCGTAAAGAGAATGCGATTGCTGATAAACTAGAAAGTGAGACAGATGTACTTGATCAAAGCTTTCTATACCTTCAATCAGGGGAAGCTAGGAAAGAGGATATTGAAGATCAAGAGTATGCTGCTACAGTTAAAGCTTTTGAAACAGCGGGGCGTAGAGCCTCAGTTAAAACAGTAAATGAAATTTAAAGGATAGTATATGGAACAAGTACCAACGCACCCAGGCAATCAACAGCAACAGGCTCCTAGAGCTTCAGGTAGAGAGTTCTTTACTCCTAGCCCAAGTCTACAAAGACCTCAGGAACAGGGTCTAGGAGAGCCTGTAGCTGCAGTTAGTCCACAGGTTAGCCCTGAGCAGGTTCAAGCAGAACAATTAGCCCAGGCTATCGCTAGTGGCGAAATACAAGGTGATCAATTACAAGGCATGGCTAACCAAGATCCACAATCTGTACCAATGATCCAAGCTGCAGTACAAATGGCAAGTGATATGCAAAAGCGAACAGAAGCTCAATATGCAGCAGCTCAGCAATCTCAGGGACTAGGAGCATTTTAAGGTTGTTGTAAGCAATGACTTATTATAATCCGTCAACTTATTAGCAGGGGCTATTAAGTAATAGATGATCTCCACAAGGGATCCCGCCAAAGTCTGAAGCGGTTAAAAGCTGGTTACAAGAGGCAATGCGTTAATGCACCCTATGAGGACAAATGTTATGGAACAAACTGAATTACAATTAGAGCTAACTGCTATTGACAATTATATTGCTAAGCGCAAGCAGCACATTAAGCGAGGTGAACAACTCAAAGAACTCCTAGATAATGAGGCTTTTAAAGCTGTTATACTAGAAGGTTACTTTGAAGAAGAATCTCGTAAGTTATTTAAATCCCTTACTGATCCTAGTGGTGTAAAGATTTACAGTGATGACGAAGTTCGTCTTCTACTTAAATCTATTAACCATTTTAAAGGCTACGTTGGTACTGAGGATTATCTTGGTACTGTACTTACAGAAGCGGAAAGTGCTCCACTTGATATAATCAAGAATGAGGACTACCGAAAAGAAGTAACTGCAAAGTATGCAGGATACGGGATTGAGGACAATTAATGAGTGAAGCAATACAAAAAGAAGCTGAGTTTGATGCGGATATATTTGATGCAATGGTATCAGGTACGTTTGAACCGGAAATAGAAGTTAGTGTTGAAGAAGACGAACACCAAGAGGACACAGACATTGAAGATATCGAAGAGGAAGAAGAGGAACTTGATGAAGGTAGCGACGGCGACCTTGATGAAGACTTGGAAGATGACGATGTAGACGATGGAGAAGACGCTCTAGTAGATACTGATGATTTAGATGTTGAAGACGAAGATTTAGATGATGTTGAAATCGAAGAAGACTCAGACGCTGAGGAAGACCTGATAGAGACTGATGACGTTGATGAAACAGAAGATAGTGCAGAAACGAAAGAGGAAAGCGACGGCGAACCTACTGATACTGATACTGTTGATTATAAGGCTTTCTACGACGCTGTAGTAAATACAGAGTTCACTGTTAATGGTAAGAAGGTTAAAGGCTTTGCAGATCCTAAGAAGATCATCCAGTCACAACAGATGGCTGGCGGATTCTCTGAAAAGATGGCAGGGTTTAAGCAATACCGTCCTTATATGGCTCCTCTCAAAGAGAGAGGTATGCTAGACGATCCGGCTAAGTTTGACTTAGCTATGAATCTCGTAGACGGTGACGTGGAAGCTATTAAAGCCCACTTGAACTCGTTAAAGATAGACCCATTAGATTTAGATATGGAAGAGGTTAAGTATGAGCGTAAAGTTAGTACAGCTTCTGAAAGTTCTATGGCTATTGAGGATGCTTTAGATCAAGCAAGAGCTGCTGGTGTAGAGGATACACTTAGAGATGTTATAGGTAACAAATGGGATCCAGAGAGCTTTGAAGAGTTCTCTAAGAACCCTGCTGTGCGTAATGATCTTATTAACCATATTTCAACTGGGGCTTATAGCCAGGTTGAAGACAAGATGAATGAGTTAAGTAGACTTGACTATTCTGGTGCTTATGGTACAATGTCGACTGTTGATAAGTACAGAGCCGCTGTTAGAGCTATCCAATCGGAAGTTAAGACTCCTGCTCCTGTAGTTACACCTAAAGCTCCTGTTACTCCTGCTGTTGATGATTCAGCAGAGAAAGCTAAGGCTGCAAAAGATGCAATACTAAAAGCTCGTAAAGATGCTAAGTATAAAGCTAAGGCTAAAAAAGAACTAGCTGCAAGAAACAAGCAAAGAGAGCTTGCTGCTTCAGTTAGTGGTAAGAAGAGAGGCAAGACTAAGCAAACTGCTAAGTTCGACCCTATGGCACTAGAAGGTGATGAGCTACAAGCTCACTTAGACTTCTTAGCATCAGGCGGTAGATAGGTAAAACTATCACCCCTCAAACAATTAAACAAGGACATTAAAACATGGCAACAAATACTTCTAAATTCAACCAAGGTGGCACAACTTCTACTGGAATTGATGAACAATACAACGACAAATTCTGGTCTAAAGGTGCTATCCAAGAAGCACAAAAGAAACGTGTATTTACACAACTAGGTGACCGTTTAACTCAACCAAAACATTATGGTGACCGTATTGTTAAAGAGCGTCAGTTCCCAATTCTTCACGAACTTAATAAGATCGATGGTGGTGTAGATGCTACAACTGCTTCAATTGTATTAAGTACATTCTTTGCTTATAACGAAGCTGGTACACTAGTTGGTACTTTTGAAACTAGAGATTATGCTACTGCTACTGATGCACAAACTGCTGCATCTGATGCTGCTGGTGCAAATGGTAAAGTGCTTAATGGTGCTGGTTCTATTTACGGTGGTGATGCTGATCACGCTGTAGTTAAGTCGACTTTCCCTTCACTTACTGAAGAGGGTGGAAACGTTAATGCTGTTAATACTAAATCAGTTACTGTTGAAGGTTTTGTTAAAGAGTTTGGTATTCATACTAAGTTTACTCAACGTGCACTTGATATGGATTCTCGTACTGGCCTTTTAGCTCGTAAGTCTAAAGAGCTTGGTGAAGCTAAGGGTGATATGTATGAGGCACAAGTCCAAGCTGACCTTATTGCAGCATCAGAGCTTAACCGTACTTTTGGTGGTGAAGTAGCTACTTCTTTAGCAACTTGTGATAGAGATGCTGTGCTTACTTATGCTGATTTACGTCTTATGGAGCAAGAGCTTAAACGTTTACTCGTACCACATGATACTAAGATCATTACTGGTTCTAACAAGATTGATACTAAAGTGGTTGGTAAAGCTTTCTACGTTTACGTTGGCCAAGAGTTGACTCCAACTTTAGAAGATATGCAACACTTAGGTGTTAATGTTTGGAAACCTATTGAAGCTTACAAAGCTGCTGGTGTAACTGCTGAAGGTGAGATTGGTTCAATTGGTCGCTTCCGTTTTATCGAAGTTGATAACATGCAAAAATACCGTGGTGTTGGCGTTGAAGATGGTGAAGCCGATACTTCTGCAGATACAGCTGGTTTCCACTCATCTACTAATGCTGCTGGTAATGATGCATTCGATGTATTCCCAGTTCTATTCGTTGGTTCTGACTCATTTGCTACTGTAGGGTTTGAAGGCGATTCAAGTCGTATCAAAACTGCAATGCCTAAAGCTGATGCACACAATGACCCATTTGGTAAGAACGGTTCAGTTTCAATCTCATGGTTCTTCGGTACATTAATTTACAAAGCTGAAAGAATTCGTCAAATCTCAGTATCTGCGAAACTCGTATAGATAGCTGAGTACACAACTTGACGTTTACGTCTTGTTGTTGTATACTCCCATCAAACGTTGCAGCCTGAGATGGCTGCCTATATATGGCAATAGGTAATAGTTACCTAACCAAATTAAAAGGAAGATATAATATGAGTGAATTTAAAGAGATGACAAACAAGCAACTAAGTGAGGCTTGTGAAGATTTCGGTTTAGAAGTAAAGTCAGTTAACCCTAAGCGTCCTACTAAGGATGAATACATTACAGCATTAGAAGAGTTCAAAGTAATTCAAGATGAAGTTAATGGTATTGATGCAGAGAAAGAGGCTGAGAAGCTTAAGGACTCTACTTCTAAGCGTAAGGTTCAGTCACCTGCACAATTGATGAAATTAGATCTATTCAGAAAAGAAAGAGTTATTGTTCACGATCAGCAAGATAACCAAACAAAAGACTTAATGATTAGTGTGTCTTGGGGTAACCGTCGTATTGGTGGACAGACAGATTGGATTGACTTAAGTGGATCTCCACAGTATATCCGTAGAGGTGCTATTAATAACCTAAAAGAAGCTACTACAACTATTCAGAACAATAAAGGTAACGGAGGTGGAGTTGCATATGAGCAACGTAAACGCTTTATTATTGTACCTGTAGAGGGGTTAACAGAGGCAGAGTTAGCTGAGTTAGCTAAGAAGCAAGAAGCAAGGAACGCTAAGTTCTAGAGTGCTTGTAGAGATCTATTAGTAGGTCTCTATCAATAACTTAAAAGGATAAATTGATGCTGGACTTTAATAAAGTAACTGATGGTAGTATAACTGGTAATGGCTATTTTGATAAGCTTATGGTGTCATTAAGAAACCATATTCAAGACGCTGTTACAGAGAATGAGATAACACAGGCAGAGGCTGGTGCTATATATACTGGAGTAATACCTAGTATGATAGAACAAGCTGTTAACTTTGCTATAACTGATGAGCAGATAAGACTTGGTAAAGTTCCAAGCACACTTAAGTAGGAGAAATAATAATGGCAACAGCTGGTAATCATAAAGTAATTATAGAACAAGGCGCTGACTACTCAATAGAAGTACAGGTTAGTGAGAATGGAATAACTAATAAGGATTTAAATGGTTTTACACCTACTATGGCTATTAAGTATGCTACTACTGACGGAAGCGTGGTTAATGTTGGAGTATACACTGGGACACTAATACCAGATATAAAGACTGAAGAGACAGACCCTGATACTTATTTAAATGGGTATTTTAAAGTTGTTATTGATAAAGAGATTACAGCTACACTTGCGGTATACCCAAATGGTATGCCTGTCGGTGCAGACCCATTTGCTACTACATATGAGTACTTCTATAACATAGATCTAAACAACGACTCTAGCGACGATTTAAGGGTGCTTAGAGGTAAGTTAGCGGTTAGGGCATAATGGTAGTCACATTAGGAGACAAGACCTCTGTAGAGCAGTTATATGACTCTGAGGTAGTAGTATCAGATAGTACATCTGTTAAGACTATTGATGCTGTTAGAGTTACTCTGGATGCTAAGCCTATTAGTGTACGACCTGAGTTAGCTGAGCTATCTAAGCAAGTAACACTTAGTGACTCGTATCAAGTAGTGCCATTTGCTAAAAGGATTACTACAGACTTCACACTTCCCACTTATATAACGGAAGGTTTATTTGCAGATATAGATGACGTAAATAAGGCTATACTAGACGAAGTAGATAATAGAGAAATAGCTGTAATTGATTCTATAAATTACTCAAAGACTTATACAGATGGTGTACAAGAACAGATATATACAGATATAAGTGCTAACTACATTAGCAATGAAGCTGGAGAGAACTATGTTCTTGCATCACACCTTACTAATATGGAGCTGACTTTTGATACAGCTTCAGGTGCAGTAACTTCTACATTACAAGATATCTACTCAACAGCCACTAAGGTTGGGGATGCCCAAGCGGGGTATGATGAGAACCTACAACAAGTGGTTACTGATATTAATGCAACAGCTAACAGAACTACCACGTTAGAGGCTGATGTTGATGGTCTGGATATTAGGCTAGATACTGTTGAGGGTGTAGCCGCAGGGCAGTTCACAGTCTGGTATGATGAAAATGTAGAACCTTTGATAGGGATGATCAAATTCACAACTGTTGATGGTATTCATAGAGAGGTAGAGAGTGATGTCACTCCTACTGACATTCAATGGCAATACCTAGGCGGGACTTTAGGTGAAGGCGCAGATGGATGGGTACAGTCTGATGCAAGTGCTGCTGGTACAGCAACTACAGCTTATGGCTGGGCTGCAGGTGCTAGCCAGTTAATTACAGGAGATGATGGATCTATAACTGGATGGTCATTCGGTGATGGCAGTAACGTCGCAAGCACATTCAAGATAAATGCGGATAACTTCGCAGTTAGTAGTGCTGATGGTGAAACACAACCACTTAGTATTGTTGTTGATGACGCTGGTAATGTTAAGACCGCATTCACAGGACAGGTCTCTTTTTCTGAAGGCACAGGGCATATTGGTAGTGAGCAATTAGAAGATGTGACAGTACCTTCAGATTATAGTGGTACTATAATATGTAAGACTGGTATAATTGTTTATGAGGACGGTGTGCCAAGAGTAGAGATAGGTCTATTATGAGTGTTGCAGGAATAGCTGTAAAAGATAAGAATGGTGTCACTATTATGGATACACGTAGTAGTGCAATAAGTGTTGTAGCTACTGCTACCTACACTTCTGGGTACTTAGAGATACCATTTAATGAGTTATTCACTCACGTCGAAGTTTTATTCCAACCTATGTATCCGACAGACACAACTGAAATAACAGTTATGCCAACCTACACAATAGATTATGATAACAATGTGGTTGCCCTTAATAATGGTTCTGCTACCACTAGTACACTAGTTTTAGTTTTAGGTAAATAAAAAGGAGACAGTTATGAGTGACTATGGTTTAGTAATTAAGAACACTGCTGGCAGCATCCTTATAAGTGATAAAGCAGAATCATTACATTTCCTAGGCAGCCTATCAACAGCAGAGAGTCATAGTGTCCCTAGCAGCTTGTCGCCTGATGTTCCAACGACTTTAGGGCACGCTGTAGAAGAGGGAGGTATATTTGTTTATAGTTTCTATGATTTAGTATATGATGCTACACCTATACTGGTATTTATTGCTGCTGAAAATAGTAATGTAAGTTACTCTTGGGTTGACCATTATATGGTTGATGGGGTTCTTAAAGTGCATATACTCTTTGATCATTCAGAGATAGCTCCTCCTAGAGTCCTAGTTTTTAGTACACTATCTAATAGTGTACAATACACTCCATCCACTGATGTTACACATGGTATAAAGGTAACATCTGCTAACGGTGTAGTTACATATGATAGTAGGTTTTTACCATTAACAATAGTAGATACACAATATGTACAGCAGAACTCTGTAGCGTCTACCTTAAGTGAACATGCTATGTTTGGAAATGAAGGAAGCTCCTATGATATATCTAGTGACTCTACAGCTTTCTCATACAGAGCTGTTGCGTATGGAGCACAATATGGATACTCAACAGGTAGCTCTGAGACTAGGTGTAATAGCTGTAGAAAACTAGACCCTACATGTTTAAAAAAGTATAGAAAAACAAGTTGGAGGAAAGAGTTCTGGTCATACTACAAGCCCGGGCTTAAACTTACTAAAGGTGCAGCAGTTACTGCAAAATGGGTACAGCACGCTAAACTGTCTGCATATGGAACTGCTACTGGTAACTGTGTAGTTAGGATTGCAGGTGCATGGTCATTATTCATTTCACTAGTTGGTTCCCTACTTAATGGCTCTTTTATTAGTGCTATATCTACAGAATTTGTAGAGATGCTGCCAGTAGACTTGGCAGAGAGAACGCCTGGAGGGACTTACTATAAAGCTACTAATACTACACAGGACACTGCATGTAACACGGCTTTATTTATAAACTCTGGTCTCTACATGGATAACATTGATACAGTTTTAGAACCTAAGATTCTTTACAGTGACACTATTGATGTCAATACTACTACATACGTTACGTTCAGCACTCTTGGTGTTGGAAGTATTGACAATGTATCTTCAATCTCTGCTGATAATGACTGTTCTATTGATACCGATGATAGTGGTATTTTTATAACTCCGGCTACAGATTTTATTGGAGTATCCGTTATAAGTCTTATAGTTATAGGTAACTTAACAGGCACAGGTTTATATCCATTAGCTACACTAATTGATGTAGTTATAAAAACTATTGATGTAGTTGTGCCAGAGTTTAGTATAAAAGACATACCAGCAATTATTGGGATACTCCCAGAGTTTATAACAACAATACCTGTGTTTATAAACAGTAATGTTGGTTTCGAGGGTTTAGAAGTCGTGTGCCCCAACACTGACGACGCACTATTTGATGTATCAGGTATAGAATTACTTGAAGAAGGTGCTGTTACCTATATTTCTGTTAGTGCTATAAATGACAGCAGCAGCACTATAAGCCTACTACTAAATGGTGAAGAAGTTGCCTCTACTCCGTTGGATGTTGGTATGCTTGTAAGTGGGTCTGTTAAAGTATTATCAGATTCTCGTTCTATTACTAGTACAATAGGCACAGAGCTAGGTGTTTCGACTACAAACAGCTACACAATTATTAACGAGTTTACTACCGAGTTTGTAAGCCCTGTTATGCTAATGTCTCCTAGTGACTCTTACATTATTTACCTAAAAGATGATGATACAACATATATGGTATCTACAGCTGGGATTGAGTTCGCCACTGATGTTACCGTACAGCCTTTGCATTATTTTAATAGTAATGAGGTTATAACAAATGGTGGGGAGTACACTTTAAGTAAAACGTATTTAGCTAGTTTAACAGAATCTACCTATACTAATATTAATATAGATAGACTGTACGTTACAGGAGCTACTGTCACCCCAACAGATGATGCGTTTTTAGTCGTAGTGGATTCATTAATGTTTGGTGAGCTTACTTTAGTTATGTATGATGACACTACTGGTTTCACCTTTGTGCGGTACTTCTCAATAGAGTTTAACGTCAGTAACATTACTAGCACTACAACTTTATTAATACCTCGTACAGATAACACAGATGTACATCCTAGTTACGAGGGGTTGAAAATTAAATGGGATTGGTTACTAGCACCTGAACTTTATGCCGCAGATATAGCTCCTAGTGCTAAAGTCCGTGTAACTGGTACTGATGACTACATTACAGTAATGTCTGCTGATGATGTTATAACTACTAGTGCAGATGGCATTAATATTGAGTTATGTGGTGAGTTCTTTAGTGTCTGGTCTGATGATGATACATCACTATCAAAATACCCTGAGAAGGATGGTATAACACTTGATTTACTGTTTAATGATGTTGAATATACCGTACCAATAGACTGTAGTGCAATTCAGTATCTTGGTCAATCTGTACCCTTTTCAGGAGCAGCCTCACTCTTGTACAATACAGCTGTTACTAGAGGATCAGCTAGTAACATAATTGTGCCCTATGACTCACTCCTTAGTAGCAGAGTCGTATATGCTAACAGCTTCGCAGTAAAAGATAGGACTTCAGTTGTTACAGATCGGGAAGATATAGTAGACGAGTCTGTAACTAGTAGATATGGTAAGTATAATGTAATGCAGTTTGCATCATATGATGGGTCAACTCAGTTATTTTTACTCTCTCCGAGTATACTAGACCATTCTCCTTCTCAATACTTAGAGGTAGCAGTGATTGATAGGTTACAATTAAGTTATGAGGATGACATAACTGTAACTACAGATATAAGTTACACAGATTATGCAGGTTTTCAGAATAGTTATTTTGACACTAGAGAAGTTGTTGTAATTGCAGAGGCTGATTCCTGCTTTACTGCCGAACATGTACTTACCATTCAAGCACCTTATGAGGATCCTACACCTACTGTAATACTCAGTACGACTACTGTTAGAGTGAGTATGACACAAACAGGAGTG